TGTAAGAGGATCAATATCAACCAGATAATCCAAACTAATCGGTTTTTTACGCTTCGATTGTTTTGCTGTAAGACCAACACCGATTGGTTGATCTGATTTTCTTCTTCTTGCCATAAGTGGTTAGAGTTTTTTTACAGTTGATCCGGGAGCCTTGCTAGCTTTTTCTAAAACCGAGTTCCACGAAGGGTGCTTGGCGGTTAATTTTTCCCGCCAATCCGCTGCTTCACCAACATTCATTTGTGTTGGTATAAGAGGTTTAATATAAGGATTTTCTTTGAGATATGGTTCTTTTTCTGCCATATACATCCATTTCTCGAAGATTTCTCCGGTTTCAGTATTCTCAAATCTATAAGTCGGGCACATAAGGTATAATAATTTACAAAATATTTAGGGAGCGAGACGCGCTTTGTGTAATCTGCGATCTTCATAATAACCAAAGATTTCCGGAACCCATTCTCTCATTACCAATACCATTCCTTCACTTAATGCTTGGATTTCTACTTGAGCGTCTAACTTTGCTCTTAGGTCCAGAAAATGTAGGACAGAGCGAAGAGAGAATGTTACTACAAAGTTCTGGCGAATATTTTGAGGAAGATAATCTCTCAAATGTTCTTCTGCCATACCCCGAGTATTATAACCCTCCGCATACCTCTCAGATGCCGCCAGACAGAACTTTAACTGCCTTTCGTAGTCATTCTTCGTCCATTCATACTTGTGCCCTTTACGGTCAAGGTAGAGACCTTCTGGACGCACATAAAAGACCTCTTCGGGTTTAAGTTCTCCTATAGCAACCTTCAGTACGCGACGACCGGTATATCTTTGCGATTGGCAATTATGAACCACAACTCCATCGCAAACAAAATTGTGATACTTACCATTAACCTCAATATCATAAGTGATGTCAGTGCGAAGAAATTCAATTGAAACAATAGATACAAAATGAGTTCTTAAAGATTTGTGCTCTTTAGTATGGCAACTGGAACATAATACTTCATAATTTTCAGTATCATATGCCAGAGCAATGTCATTCTTCACTGGAGTTTTATGATGACAGTGTAAGTTTGTTGTAGATTCACAATTAGAACAAATTTCACCATAATGCTCTAGAATTTTTTTTCGGTTATATCGTTGCCAATTGTATACTCTATTTTCAGTGTCATCTGAATATTTTCTACTTGGATGCCCAATTTCTTTAATTTTTTCATGTGCCTTAGAAATATTTTTAATTGCGTTTACTTTCCGCAATTGATTTTGTTCCTTAGTAAAGTGAGATGTATCTAATTTTTTACCTCTATTATGGTCTTTTTTAATCTCCCAAGTTAATCCAAATTCATATGCATATTTTTTTATTACTTCATAAGATACACCCAAATCCATAGCAATTTGCTTTGGATTTTTAGTTTTTAGTTCAGAAGACAACCAAATAGGATTGGTATATTTTTCTCTAGCATCTTGAATTAACGATAAAGATACTCCATTACAAGCAACTTTATTTCCTACAGAAAGATCTTTAAGTCTTTGCCACCCATCTTCAGTATAAATTCGGTGGTCAAGAGAGCACTTGAGTTGTTTGCCATCCTCTAAAGTGACAAGATATAATTCTTTTTTAGGATTCTTAAATACTTTCCCAATCTCAGCATAATCAAAATATCCACGAACTTCATTAAGATTCCTAACTAAAGGTAATTTTTCTCCGCGACTATACATTTCATAAAGTTCAGAAATAGTTTTAGTTTTTACTTTTCTTCCTTTTTTTATAGTAATGATACTTTCACCAGCAAGGCAATCAAAACTTACTCCAATACGATGAGTTCTTGCCTGAACCATTACATTATGAACGAACCCAACACAATCCAAAGTAATGGAAGGATGCTCTAGTGGTCCCCAGTGCCCTCTTTCGTTCGCAAGTAGGTGCTCTACCGCCCACTCACCACATTCCTTCTCATTTGGAGGAAACTTGGTGTGAATTGGTTCTTCACTATAATCATTTTTACCTGCCTGCCATATAAGAGTTTGTGGAAGTTGTGTCTGCCGGATCATCACGACCTGCATACGATGATCCAGTTCCAGAAGGTCTTTTGCTTTAATCGGTTTCATTTTCCAAATCCTTTTGATGTTTTTGTCTCAAGAATTGAGAGTTCTTCCTTAATCACTCTCAATTGCGATTTCATCTGTCTAAGTTGTTCGTTACTATAAAGATGATCCTGTCTAATCAGTTTCTCTAAAAGTTTTACCAGTTGCCGTGCTCTCTTACTCATTCTCCAAAAACCTCATCATAATCTTCTTCTAATGGAACAATATCAGATATTTTATATGTCTCGTCGGTTAAAATCTCTACCTTAAGACTATCGAGAAGAAGTTCCATATTTCTCAAAATCAATTTAATTTTATCTCTATCCATTTAACGAGTTCATACTGTTCCTATTATACAAAAAAAGAGAGAATTAGTCAATTCTCTCTTAAAAAACCTTTTGGGGCAAAATTTTTGGGGAGATTTTTTCGCCCTTCTGGGAAATCACTTTCGCCTTTTTCTTTCGGCTGGTTTACAACCCCACGATCTTGGATTTATTTTTCCACATCCAAAATCAATTTTTTTAATCACTCCGGCACCAAACTTATCATAATACATATCAAAGATACTTACTCTCTTTCCTCTACATAAGTCCAGATGCTTTTTGCCATCAATTTCATAAAATACAATATAGGCATCACTTGGATAATCGGGAGACCTTACATCATCAACTGAACCATCAGAAACTAATACCTCACAACTATATTGTGGTGGAAGTGATTTTTGTTCTTCAGGGGACCAGTTCATTAGTGTTTCCGTATTTTTTGCTCTCTCAACTACATCACGAAGTCTACTCACGAACGACCTCCCCATTTAATATCGGGATATGCTTGTGATATAATCTCTTTTGTTATCTTATATTTAGTTTCGAGTTTCTTATCTTTGACAAGAAAAAGGATTTCTGCCTCAAGAGGATGAAGACCTTCGAGAACATTAATAAACATCGTTTCTCTACGAAGAGAACTCAATCCATCATTTCCACCCTTGATGAAATTATAAAACTTTGTATATTCTTTGCGAATGGATGATCTTCCCTGATCTTGTGATCCAAGTGATCGGGAATTAAGTTCTTCCATTTTACCAACGGCATCTTCAATTTTGCCGGATAGTGTTCCACTAAAAGAACCTTGTTCTCCAACACTGGAGTAAGGAACAATTCCATCGGGAAGAGCTGATTTAATACTCTCATCAAAGTTCCAAATTAGAATGGACTTTAATGATGCGTCCATATATCGCTGAAGAACCTCAACTTTCTTTAGGTTAGTTCTTTGTTTTGATACAAGATTGAGAACCTCAAAGACAAATGGGTTCGCTGGAAGACTATCAATCGCTGGTACGGATTGTGATACCTTTGGTTTTGTAACTGGTGTTTTTGCTTTTGTCGCGGTCATAGTTATTTTATTAAATAATAAGTTGAAAATATTTAGTGATTATTCTTCATCATCATCGTCGTCATCGTCGTCATCATTAAACAGACCTCCATATTCTTGTTGAAATCCTTCATAAAAATCTGGTGAAACACTTAAAGAAACCACTTCATCGGCGATCAAGTTTCCGTCTCTATCAAAGAGTTCTGGATGCTGTCTGGGTATCTCACGATAATTCATCATATACTCTCTGGAAACCCATCCAACCATTATTCCCACAACAAAAAACATTATGATAATGAACGAACCGAAAACTAAACTTGTAGCTAACATTTGTTTTCTCCGGTGAGGAAGTTATTCGATCTTACGAGTTTTGATCGATAATTCAAAGTAGATGGTTATTTCTTTCTTAAAGAGAAGAATTAACTTTTCGTAAATAATACCAAAAGGTTGTGATTTCTTTTGTTTTCCTCCGCTTAATATTAACTCAATACCACGATTTGGTGTGATATTGTTATTTAGGTTAGACATTAAACAATATGATTTTCTTGAAGGAACTTGACTGTTTGTGAAGATCCTCCTAATTTTTTATCATTACAGATAACTTGAGGAAATGTGGAACCTTCACCAAACTCGGCGTAAAACTCATCCGCTGTAAAGTGCTCTTCAAGATTATACACCACAAAG